CTTAAAAAATGCTCCGGGGGTTACTTTTAGGACATAGTTTCATAAAGCGCGGGTAGCTTTTCCAAATAAGAGTTTCCACAACTCTATCTCCTTTCAAGAGGTGTTGCAAAACATTACCAAAAGTCTACTCGCGCTTTATAAAACTATGTTAGAAGTCACATGAAACAAACAAAAAGGATAGGAGGAGCTGTCGTGAAGCCAAAAGCAAAAAGCCAGGAAGAAGAATTAAAGATTAGACCACCCGCCAAAACAGTGGAAGCAAGAGAAAATCAGTTGATTTCATTAGCGGTTGATCTAGCCGAACGACAACTTGCTAATGGTACAGCTTCTTCACAGGTCATAGCGCACTACTTAAAGTTAGGATCCACAAAGGAACGACTGGAAAAGGAAATATTAGAGAAACAAAAAGACTTATTGACTGCAAAAACCGAAGCTATCCAATCCGCAAAGAAGGTTGAAGAGTTATATAAGAATGCTCTTGACGCTATGCGTATTTATAGTGGAAGGGAGGCCCCTGATGATTAGACGTCTTTCAGAACTATTAAAGTTTAGGACTTTTGAAGAAAGATATCAGTACTTGAAGTTAGATGGAATTGTAGCCTATGAAACATTTGGTTATGATAGATATCTAAATCAAATGTTGTATAAGTCTAAACGATGGCGTAAACTTAGAGATGACATAATCATTAGAGATGATGGGTGTGATCTTGGTATTGAAGATAGAGAAATCTATGATAAGATAATCATACATCATATGAATCCGATAACGATAGACGATATTGTGATGGAAAAGTCTGTCGTATTCAATCCGGAGTTTTTAATTTGTGTGTCGGACAATACACATAGAGCGATTCACTTTGGGAATGAGTCAATGTTAGTCCGAATGCCAATAGAAAGAAAACCAAATGATACTTGTCCTTGGAAGGAGGATTACAATGAGCGGTGATTATACAAATTATGTAGGATTTTCACAAAAGAAGTATGTGAATGAGGTGCAAGAAGAACGGGAACCAGATTATCCAAAGTTAGATCATGAGGTAGAGGGAACAAGACCAACTCATATCATAGTGGATGATCCGATGGCCACCTCGGAACCAGAAAGAGACTGGTACAAAGTTATAAACTGTAGTAGCGTAAACGTCCGATCAAAACCAACAGTCGATAGTAAGTCTTTACAGATTGTTCGTGCCGGATGGGAAGTAAAAATTCTAGATATCGTCGGTGATTGGGTTCAGATTGAAACAGAAGCCGGAACGATTGGATATCTAATGGGAAAATACATTCAAGTCTAGGAGGCTGCTATGGATAGTGTGTTAACATCTATTAAAAAAATGCTTGGTATAGACGAAGAGTATACTCACTTTGATATCGATATTACAATCCATATCAATACTGCTTTAATGGTTTTAAATCAGTTAGGGATATCTCTTTCGAAGAACTTCATAACTGATAAGACTGATGTATGGACCGATCTAATTGGAAGTGCTGATGATATAGAAGCGGTTAAGTCATATATCTACTTTAAAGTTAGGTTGATGTTTGACCCACCAGGAACTTCCTTCGCTATTGAAGCTATTGAAAGACAACTTTCGGAACTGACATTCCGATTAAATATCCAAGGGGAGGGATTGACATGAACGGTGACTTTTGGGATAAAAGTGTAAACTCACTACAACACTTTGGTATACTTGGTATGAAATGGGGTAGAAGAAAAGCAAAGAAAATCATTACCCCAAGTAAAGAACACGCGACCAAGGAAGGTTTGAAAAAGAAGAAATTGGCAGAAATGTCCAATGCCGAATTGAAAACTTTAAACGAGAGGTTGCAACTAGAAAAACAATACAAAGAGCTAAATAAAGCTCACAGATCCAAAGGTACTCAGTTTGCTTTAAAATTCTTGGAAACTCAAGGTAATCAGATTCTATCCAGGGTTATAAGCCAACAGTTAAATGAATTAATGAAAAAGGCGATGTAGGTGATGTTATGGGATTATCCAATACAGCAACTCCAAAATACTATGGACGATTTCGAGATGCAGTGATTCGTGGAGATATTCCGGTATGCAAAGAGATATCGATGGAGATGAATCGTATTGATGATCTAATAGCAAATCCTGGAATCTATTACGATGAGAGTGCGGTAGAAGGATACATACTATATTGTGAGAATGAATTAACGCTAACCGATGGTGCCGATCTAGTACTATTAGACTCATTTAAATTATGGGCTGAACAGATATTTGGTTGGTACTACTTTGTAGAACGTAGTGTTTATGTTCCGACACCAAATAATCATGGCGGTAAATATGTTCGTAAGACGATTAAAAAGCGTTTAATAACAAAGCAATATCTAATTGTTGGTCGTGGGGCTGCCAAATCCTTATACTGTTCGAGCTTACAATCATACTTCCACAACGTCGATACATCTACAACACATCAAATTACTACGGCCCCCACGATGAAACAAGCAGATGAAGTTATGTCCCCGATACGAACCGCTATCACGCGCGCACGAGGACCCCTATTTAAATTCTTGACCGAAGGATCACTTCAAAATACCACGGGTTCGAGAGCCAATCGTGTGAAGTTAGCATCGACCAAAAAAGGTATCGAAAATCTTCTAACAAATTCGTTAATCGAAGTTAGAGCGATGACTATCGATAAGTTACAAGGGTTGCGCCCAAAAGTGACCACCATAGATGAATGGTTATCTGGTGATATTCGAGAAGATGTTGTCGGAGCTGTCGAACAAGGAGCCTCTAAACTAGAAGATTACATAATCATTGCTGTTAGTTCGGAAGGTACTGTACGTAATGGTAGTGGTGACACGATTAAGTTGGAACTCCTCGATATCCTAAAGGGTGAATACATTAACCCTCATGTATCAATATGGTATTATCGGCTGGACGACGTAAAAGAAGTCAATGACCCAGCGATGTGGCCAAAGGCGAATCCGAATATCGGTAAGACAGTCACCTATGAGACATATCAATTGGATGTGGAAAGGGCTGAGAAGGCTCCTGCCGCTCGTAATGATATTCTCGCTAAGAGATTCGGCATACCTATGGAAGGTTATACATATTTCTTCACTTACGAAGAAACACTACCCCATCGATTTCGTAGTTTCTGGTCTTTACCATGTTCGATGGGTATGGACGCCTCACAAGGAGACGACTTCTGGGCTTTTACATTCTTATTTCCACTATCGAATGGGAAGTTTGGTGTGAAAACCAGATGTTATATCACATCGTTAACTCTAATGAAGCTGCCTGGTGCTGCTCGTCAGAAATATGATACCTTCATCAAAGAAGGCAGTTTGATGGTTCTTGAAGGTACTGTGCTGGATTACGAAGAGGTATATGCCGACGTTGATCAACACATTACAGAATGTAGCTATGATATTAGATCCTTTGGCTTCGACCCATATAATGCAGAGGAGTTTGTTAAGAAATGGACGGCTGAAAATGGGCCATATGGTATAGAGAAAGTTATACAAGGAGTACGTACCGAGTCTGTACCACTTGGTGAATTGAAAATTCTGTCGGAAGAACGTATGTTGTTATTCGATCAAGATTTGATGACATATGCTATGGGTAATTGTGTTACATTGGAAGATACTAATGGAAATAGAAAATTATTTAAAAAGCGATATGAGCAAAAAATAGATAGTGTAGCGGCATTGATGGATGCTTACGTTGCTTATAAGGCACACAAAGAAGCTTTTGAATAGGAGGATGAAAGATGGCCACACTTCGCAATAGATTACAACATGCATGGAATGCTTTTCTTAACAAGGACCCAACAAAGGGTTATGTTTATGAGAACGTGGGTGTTGGGTATGGGGTCAATCCAAATCGTATTCGATTGAATAGTTCGAATGAAAGGTCGATGGTTACATCAATCTATAATAAAATAGCAGTTGATGTAGCGGCAATACCAATCAAACATGTTCGACTAGACGAAAACGAAAGATATATTGAAACAATTAAGTCGGATCTTAACGAAACATTAACAACGTCGGCTAACGTAGACCAAACGGGAAGAGCTTTAATTCAAGATGCAGTCATATCCATGTTTGATGAGGGTTGTGTTGCGATCGTCCCTGTCGAAACGACTTTGGATCCGGAAATAACTGGAGCATATGATATCCAGTCTTTGAGAGTTGGAAAGATTACAGAATGGTTTCCCGCGCACGTGCGTGTTCAACTCTATGACGAACGCGATGGTCAGAAAAAAGAGATTACGGTGCCAAAAAAGATGGTCGCTGTTGTCGAAAATCCATTGTACGCCATAATGAATGAGCCAAACTCTACTCTTAAGCGACTAATAAGAAAGTTAAACTTGTTGGACGCTATCGATGAGCAAAGCGGTTCTGGTAAATTAGATTTAATAATCCAATTACCATACGTTATAAAATCCGAAGCTAGAAAGAAGCAGGCTGAGGAGAGAAAGAAGGATATAGAAGATCAATTAGCAGGTTCTAAGTATGGTATCGCTTATACCGATGCGACTGAGAAGATAACTCAGTTAAATAGACCTGCTGAAAACAATCTTCTAAAACAAATCGAGTATCTAGTTGGGATGCTATACGCTCAACTAGGATTGACTGAAAGTATTTTTAACGGCACAGCTGATGAAGCAGAAATGCTTAATTATTTTAATAGAACAATCGAACCGATTTTAGCGGCAATAACTGAAGAGATGAAACGAAAGTTCTTGACAAAAACAGCAAGAACCCAAAATCAATCAATCAACTATTTCCGTGATCCGTTTAGATTGACACCTATTGCTAGTTTAACAGAGGCTGCTGATAAATTTACAAGGAATGAAATCTTATCATCAAACGAATTCCGTGCTATCATTGGGTATAAACCATCCAAAGATCCAGCCGCCGATGAGTTAAGAAACAAGAATATACAGCAACAAGAAAATCCGCCGAAAGGAGATAGTCAAAATGTCAACTCAGGAAATAAAGAACCAGAAAAAGTTTGACTTTAGTGGTTATGCTACTAAAGTAGATTTGAAATGTAGTGATGGAAGAGTCATTAGAAAAGACGCTTTCAAACATCAAGACGGTAGAGTTGTTCCATTAGTTTGGCAACATCTAAGTAAACAACCAAGTAATGTACTTGGTCATGCTCTCCTTCAAAATAGGAGTGATGGAGTTTATGTGTATTGTTCTTTTAATGAAACAGATCCTGGAAAGAATGCAAAAATGCTCGTGGAACATGGAGATATAACATCTCTCTCAATCCATGCAAACGACCTACAGCAAAAAGGCAGCGATGTTCTTCATGGTCGCATTCTTGAAGTTAGTTTGGTTTATGCTGGAGCAAACCCAGGAGCTTTCATTGACGACATTAGTATAAAACATGGGGATGGTACATATGAAGACGTTCCAGGAGAAGCTATTATATTTTCTGGAGAAGAATTGTCTCTATCCGACATTACTCATGCCGTTAGTAATGCGAGTTCGGAAAAAACAGTTCAAGATGTGTTCGATACACTTTCTGAAGAACAAAAAACTGTTGTCTATGCAATGTTGGGGGCTGCTCTAGAAGAAGGTAGCATGAGTCAAAGCGCTACAGACGGTGAGGGAGAAAAGAAAGAAGAACCTGAAGAAGCGAAAGAAGAAGGTAAAGTCGAAGACAAAGAAGAATTAAATCATTCCACAGAAGGAGGAACAGAAATGAAAACAAACGTGTTCGATAACAAAGAAGAGGTTAAGAAGAATACTCTTACACACGGTCAAGTACAAACAATCTTGACTACAGCACAAAAATGTGGGTCCTTGAAAGAGGCGGTATTAACACATGCCGTTGAGTACGGAATCGAAAACATCGATTTCTTATTCCCAGACCACAAAACCGTTACCCCTACTCCAGAAATGATAGCTCGTGAAATGGCATGGGTATCCATGGTTCTTGCTGGAGTTAGTCCAAAACCTTTCTCCAGAATTAAGAGTATGGCTGCTGATATTACAGCAGAAGAAGCTCGTGCGAAAGGTTACGTTAAAGGTAATCTTAAGAAGGAAGAAATCATAAGCCTTCTTAGAAGAACGACAGGCCCAACCACAATATACAAGAAACAGAAACTTGATCGTGATGACATAATCGACATCACTGATTTAGATGTTGTTGCTTGGTTGAAGGCTGAAATGAGAGTTATGCTGGACGAGGAACGTGCAAGAGCTATCATGATCGGTGATGGAAGAGATGCAGAATCCGAAGATAAGATCAACGAAGAATGCATACGTCCAATCTACACTGACGATGAAATGTATGCTCCAAAAGTGCTTCTTGAATCGACTGCAACTCCAAGTGATATCGTGGATGAAATCGTTCGCGCTCGTAAAGACTACAAAGGTTCTGGAAATCCTGCCTTCTATGCTTCTGTTGATTTGATAACAGAATTAATGTTGATCAAAGATGGATTCGGCAGAAGACTATATAACACAGAAGCTGAATTAGCATCTGCATTGAGAGTTTCCAAAATAGTTGAAATTCCTTTAATGGATGAAACTACAAGGGTAACTGACGATGAACCAGCTGTTACATACAAACTATTGGGAATCATGGTTAATCTTAAGGATTATGCTATGGGTGCCGATAAGGGCGGTCAAGTGTCGATGTTCGATGACTTCGATATAGACTATAACCAATACAAGTACTTGATTGAAGCTAGATGTTCTGGAGCATTAACTAAACCAGCATCTGCTCTTGTATTCGAACAAGAAGTTGCTCAGGCTTAATCTCTAGGAGGGGTCAAAATGGGAAAGTTTTATGGTGCGATTGGCTATGCTAACACCACAGAAGGGAATCCTGGAGTCTGGACCGAAGAGATTACCGAACGTAACTACTATGGCGACACGTTTAAATTGTCTCGAAAATTGCAATCTAGGGACAATCTGAACGATGACGTTGTGGTGGATAACGTTATTAGTGTAGTTGCAGATCCATATGCCTATGAACACTTTCAAAACATTAGATATGCAACATGGATGGGGACGAAATGGAAGGTCAATCGGGTTGATGTCCAACGTCCTCGTCTAAGTTTATATCTAGGAGGTGTGTATAATGGCTAGTCGATTACAACTCCAAACATTATTAGAAACCCTCATTGGTTCTAGTAATGTATATTTTCAACCTCCAGAAGGACTCAAAATGAATTATCCGTGCATAGTGTATGCAAGAGCTGACGGCGATACTGGGTTCGCCGATGATGTGCCTTACATTCACACAGTACGATATAGTGTCACGGTAATTGATAAAAACCCAGATAGCATTATTCCTGGAAAAGTAGCTATGTTGCCGACGTCCAGAGTACTTAGACACTTCACAAAGGATAATCTGAATCACGACGTATATCAAATCTATTATTAAGGAGGCACTTATTATGCCAGTATTAACATGGGATCAAACAGGAGAACGTTTGTACGAAACAGGTGTGAAGAATGGCGTCTTGTATGTACAAGATACTGATGGATCATACCCATTGGGTGTAGCGTGGAATGGTTTAGTTAGTGTAACAGAAAAACCAACAGGCGCGGAAGCAACAGCAATATATGCTGATGATACTAAGTACTTGAATTTAGTATCAGCAGAAGAGTTCGGAGCAACAATCGAGGCCTATACATATCCAGATGAATTTGCTGAATGTGATGGTTCGGCAGCATTAGCAGTTGGTATTCTGGCTGGACAGCAAGCAAGGTCATCCTTCGGAATGGCTTACAAAACAACTTTGGGTAACGATATCGAAACAAATGACTATGGTTACAAACTCCATTTGATTTATGGTGCTTTGGCTGCTCCATCCGAAAAAGGATATCAAACAATAAACGATTCACCAGAAGCAATCACTTTCTCATGGGAAGTTAAGACTACCCCTGTGGCAGTGACTGGTCTTAGACCGACTGCATCGATCGTTATTGACTCAACAAAAGTTGACGAAACACTTCTTGCTACATTAGAAGACATGTTATTTGGAACTGCTGGAACAGATCCTTATCTTCCACTGCCAAACGCAATTAAGACTATGTTTGCTGGCGCAGAACCAGGAGCATTAGAATTATCTACGATTGTTCCAGCTGATGGAGCTGCAAACGTAGCCATCGATGCTAACATCGTACTTACATTCAACAACGAAATCAGAACTGAAGCAGTTGTTGTTACTAAGAACGACGGTACAATCGTTGCTGGAGCTAAGACTTGGGATGCAACTGGTAAGATTCTTACATTTAACCCAACAGCTAATCTTGACAATAGTGGGGATTACATCGTTACAATCGGTGGAGTATCCGATATCTATGGGCAGGTTCTTGCTGCGGTTGTTAAGAACTTCTCAACAGTCGCTCCTTAATTTCATTAAAGATCTCTTAAATAAATTTTATAAATGGCCCTCTGAAATATGGGGGCCCAATCTTTTAATCTCGAAAGGAGAATAAGTAAATGTTAAAGAAAACAATAACTTACGTGGATTTTGATGGGAACGAAAGAACTGAGGATTTCTACTTCAACTTAACAAAGGCTGAAGTTACTGAAATGGAAATGTCAATTGATGGTGGACTAACCAAGACGCTGCAAAGAGTAGTCGCAGCTCAAAATCCACCAGAACTCATAAAAATATTCAAAGAAGTAGTTCTGAAAGCTTATGGTGAAAAATCTCCTGATGGAAGACGATTCGTAAAAAGCCAGGAACTAAGAGATGGCTTCGCTTGCACGCAGGCATATAGTGAGTTGTTTATGGAATTAGCCACTGATGCGGATGCTGCGGCAGCTTTTATGAATGGTATAGCCCCAACAGATCCTAATAAATAAAAGAATTGAAAGGAGACTAGGTATGTTAAAGATCACGATACCTGCTATCGAGTTATATGATGAAGTAACAAATACGTTTACTTTCTCTAAAGAACAGATTCTTCAATTAGAACATTCCCTAGTCTCTATTTCAAAATGGGAGTCAAAATGGTGTACTCCGTTTTTAACGAAAAAAGAAAAAACCGTTGAAGAAACAATCGACTATATTAAATGTATGACAACAAACCAAAACGTTGATGAGCAAGTTTATAAACTTCTTACCAACGACAATATACGACAAGTAAGACAGTACATAGAAGCTCCTATGACAGCTACCGTATTTGGTAAGGGGAAAGGAGCTCCAAATAGGGAAATTATAACATCTGAATTAATTTATTATTGGATGACCGCATTAAATATTCCATTTGAATGTCAAAAGTGGCATTTAAATAGATTGCTAACACTAATAAATATTGCAAATCTAAAGAACACCCCACCGCAGAAAATGAGTAAGCAGGAAATAATGCGTAGAAATGCAGATTTGAATGCTCAACGTAAACGATCGATGAATACGAAGGGGTGATCACTTTGATTATAATTAAACAGCGTGGTAACTTTAACAATACCGAAAGGTTTTTGACAAAGTCAACTATTGCTAAATATTTAGATATATTGAATAAGTATGGTCGTAAAGGTGTTGATGTACTAAGCGCGGCCACACCAGTGAATACGGGTGAAACGGCAACCTCTTGGGGGTATGAGATAATTCGTACGAAACGAGGGATTCGCATCAGCTGGACAAATTCGAATGTTGTTGATGGTGTGGCAGTAGCAATATTGATACAATACGGACATGGTACTGGTAACGGTGGATACGTGCAAGGAAACGACTTCATAAACCCCGCATTGAAACCAATTTTCGATGATATATCAGAATCTATATGGAAGGAGATAACGTCGTTATGAGTAGTATTGATAGAAGAATAGTCGATATGCAGTTTAACAACCAACAGTTTGAAAACGGCGTAAAGGACACTGTTAAAAGTCTTGATAATCTGAAAAAAGGGTTAAACATGGATGGGGC